CAGTAATATACTTGATTCCAATTGATTCACGACGAGAAGAAGAAATCGTACGACACTTTTGTTATTGCTCTATTTAAATCATGCCCCATACTATTTAAATAATTAATTAAAACCTAAGGAGTTAACAATGAGTCAAGAAACATTTACAATATGCAGAGGTAAACTAGAGCCTGGACAATCCGTACTTGCCTACCAAAGACAAGGCAAAGATTTTGCGACCAAATGGGAAGCAATGAAGTTTGTAATGGAAGATGTCCAAGGCTACATAGATTTTTACAAAACGTATGGCTATCCCACCGATAAAAAAGCGTTGGAATACAGTTTGTATGAAGATGGATTCCTGATGGATACGTTGAGGTTCAGGATGGATGGAAAGCTTTTTACTGAGTTAGTTTAATTCAGGGGGGCTCTGCCCTCCTTCTTTTTTGTTTGGTCGAGCGGAGTCAATTTGATTCAGCCAGTTCAGACATGACAATCTTTTTATTGCTCTATACAAATCACAAGTAATAATAAAAACATAACTTAAACAAATAAGGAGCTAACAATGCAAACATTTAATTTTATTCTAGCGTGGGTATGCGTTCTACTGTCCCTAGCTTTTCTTGCTATGTGTATATTAACAATGGAGTGGCAACTCATACTATGTGGTATGGCAGTCACTTTTATTATGGTATTAACTTTGCACCACGAGCTAAGTAAATGATATTGTTATATGTGGTAGCAATCCTGATGGCAGTATTATTATTTGCCTGATGGATTGTTGTACCTTGTCGCGTGCTCAATCATATGATGACAGCGTGGCATATATGTAAATCACAATCACAAATCAAAAAAGGTAGCTGTTGCAAAAATACCACACAAAATAAAAAAAGTGTAAAAAAAGTAAATTAAGTGTTTACAAGGTATTTTGTATTTGCTATTCTACAATGGCAATTATGCATTAACTAACTTAAAGGGGTTTAACAAATGTTAAATTTTACTACAAGTTTACAAGGGCAAGTAAACCAAAAAAACGCCCACACTTTAGTAGCCAATATGGTTGCATTTATAAATGCTAATGGTGGCATACATAAATGGGGCTTAAAGCTAAACAATAACGCCTTTACTGCAAACGGCACTTTATTTGGTGGTGTTAATGCTAAGGGTACACTTTGGCAACCAATGCTTAAAGCACAACAAGCACAAAATAGTGTAGCTGGGGCTATATTATGGGCTTGTGTAAATGGTGTTAACCAACAAGCTATTACAAAGCTTAAAGGCAAAACTACTTGCCCTAAGGTACACGCAACGCTTGTTAATATGGTTGTACCTAGCCAAGCACAAATAGTACCTTTGGCAAGTATACAACAAATTAGCCAATTAAGTGGCAGTAGCATATTAGCAAATGCCAATAGCCAAAACGGTTGTAGGCAAAACGCTTTAGGTGCAGTTTTAATAGGTAGCTTTAGCTACTTAGCCAAGCACACATATGGTACTAACTTTGGTACACTAGTAGCCCTTAAATAGGGGCTACTGCTAGGGCTATGGCGTTACAACCATAGCCCATTTTTTTGGGTAGTTACTTAACATGTTAACGGTCGCCCCCCTGACGGGGAGATATACATGTATGTGCGTCAGTGCATACATGTTCCACACGAATCATAGCATATCAGAAAATTATTTGTACATGACCCCCCTTTTGTGTATATATGAACTCAGGTTCATTGTCCATGGAAAAATTTTTATAAAAAATGACACAAGCCCCTTTAAACATTCCTGAAGAAAAACTACGACATTACTTAAAACTTATGGAGAAACAAAAGCAGTTAGTGACTGCTGAGAGTGCTCGTAAAGATTTTATGCAATATGTTGGTGCTATATGGGAAGAGTTTATAGAAGGTGAGCACCATAAGATAATGGCAAAAAAATTTAACGACTTGGCTACTGGAAAAATAAAACGACTTATTGTAAACATGCCACCGAGACATACTAAGTCAGAGTTTGCAAGTTACTTATTGCCGAGTTGGTTGATGGGACGTAACCCAAAGTTAAAGATAATACAAGCTACCCATACTGGTGAATTAGCCGTCAGGTTTGGTAGAAAAGTAAGAAACCTTATGGCAGGAGCCGAGTACGCCCAAGTTTTTCCAGATGTAAAATTACGGTCAGACAGCCTCGCGGCTGGACGATGGGAAACGG